GTAGTATTTGATTTTTCAATTTCAATCATTGCATGGTCGATAATTTGACCTATTTCAGGAGATTTAGATTGTCCACTAATATAACTCCATCTAGCTTCTTTAGGAATCCAAAAGATATTCTCCGCCAAGTATTCATCTCTATCTTCTTCATCTGCATATTCATCCCTGTTAAAACTTCTAATAACGACCATTCCTCCCGGCTTCCTGTAAAGCTGCTTTATGCGCTTCAGGCCGTCCTGGTTGATAGCGTACAGCTTCCCATCTATGATTTTCTTGTTGTAGCAGTCAACAGCCACCGTAGTTCCGCTTGGAATTATGGGCTCCATGCTATTGCCGTAAGCAGGAAAGCAAATTACACCCTCACCGCTGGTGTCAGCACCAACCTTGCGGAGTGTCGACTTAGAGAAACGAAGCATAAACCCGTTATTATCCTCTTCCGCAAAGCTACCGTCTCCGGCAGCCAGCTCAATATCCTTGTAATACGGTACCTCTACTTCATCTGAGCGCAAAGGGGTTGTGCTATCCCAGGGATCGACGGGCACAACATCATAGCTGCCCGGTATTTCACTCACGCGGTTAGAGGATTTCATCTCGCCATTCTCATCGGAAAGCCACTCAGGCCTTACATCCAATGCTCTGGCTATCTCAACTAGCTTCGTAGAGCTCTTGGCTTTACCTGAAGTTAGCTTCTGTATTGCTGCTTGCGACACGCCGATCCGCTCAGCCAGTGATGCCTGAGTCACATTCGCGTTGCGCATTGCCAGCTTTAGTCGTTCTGCAAGTGTCATTTTCATGCCGCGCAAAATACAACCGTAGTAATACGCAGTCAAACAACTAAAGTGTTTGCAAAATAACAACCATAGTTATATATTTAGTACTGCATTACAACGGAGGTGGTTTTATGAACCAAGTAATTAAAACTGCCATTGCCATTGTCGGCACGCAAAAGGGATTGGCCCAAGCGTGCGGTGTGAGTCAGGCAGCCGTACAGAAATGGCTGCATAACAAGGCAAAGGTAGCGCCCCATAACGTTGCTTCTTTGGTTAGAGCAACAAACGGACAGATTAAAGCTCATCAGATCCGTCCGGACTTACCAACGCTGTTCCCGAATCCCAACAAGGCAGCGTAAGCAGTACCGCTCTTTAATAACCTGACCTCCCTTGGAATACCAGGGAATCATTAAGTGGCAAACCCCACGGTTTGCTCATGTAACTAACTAATCAACAAGAGAATACTACTAAATGGAACAGGCAAAACCACGCAAATCGGACAGCGTATCTTTTATCGGTCGTCACCTGCTGGCAACCGCACATCAGGCACTAAGCAATACCCGTCAGACAGTGGTTGCAAAGCTGCTCAACGTAGCTGATTCAACCATTCTCCGCAGGACAGATAAATACCCGGAAATTATGGAAACTCTCGCCGCCAGCGGTGTAGAGGATTTTGTGCTGCGTGGAGAAAAGAAGATGCCAATGGAGCAGTACCGATGGCTGATGACGGTTGCGATGGAGTTCGCAAAGTTGCAGTTGGAAATAACCAAAGAAAAAGCCCCGAGCTGCGCGAACAGCTTCGAGGCCTAGTATCGAAATTTCAGCAATTTCAACGGAGTAATTATACATGAAGAAGCAGACTTATCGCCATACCGGCGTGCATAAAAACCTTGCCCGACTCGACTTTCTTCTCAAGTGCAACCCGGCTATTGGTCCGAAGCTGCGGGAGCTGTTTGAAGAGAACAAAGCGAAGGAGAAGGGCAAATGAGTAACTTAGCAAGACTAGCAGACTACCGCCCTTCACCGGAGGGCATGGAGCGCAGAGTGGCCGATACCGATGATGGATATACCCGCATCGCTAACGAGCTACTGGAAGCCGTTATGTCAGCCGATTTAACGGCCCGGCAGCTCAAGATCGTTCTTGCGGTAATCAGAAAAACATACGGTTTTGGCAAGAAGCTGGACCGAATAACCAACACTCAAATTGCCGCGATGACCGGCATTCATCACACCCACGTTTGCACTGCTAAAAACGAGATGATCGCAATGAACATCCTGATTTCTAGTGGCAGTCAAATTGGTGTGAATAAGGTAGTTTCAGAGTGGAATTCATGCATTAGCCAAGTTAGCGAAACATTAGCTAAGTCAGCTAATAAAAGTTTAGCCAAAGTAGCTAATGACCATTCGCCAAGTCAGCTAAACACAAAAGAAACTATACAAAAGAAAAAAGAAATAACCCCCTTACCCCCTTCGGGTGTAAGCACTGGCGAAGGAAAATCTTCAGTCAGAAAGTCAGTTCCCTACCAGGCGGTTTTAGAAGCCTACAACGAAGCAGCTGCAGACAGGCTGCCAGCTGCTGAAGCCCTGAATGACAAACGCAAGCGCGGTATCAAACGGCTGCTGAACGAGCTGAAGGAGCCTACCGTTGAGGCGGCAGGTAATTACTTCAACGCCTTCATGAATCAGGCCAAGCCGTTTTACTTCGGAGATAACGACACCGGCTGGCGGGCTAACTTCGATTACCTGTTGCGCAGTGAGACGCTGGTTAAAACCCGGGAGGGAAGCCTGTGAGTGATTATTTAACCCCGCCACACAACACCGACGCTGAGCAGGCTGTGCTGGGCGGCATCATGCTGGACGGCGGCGAAGAGCGTAGCCAGAAGGTGCTGGCGATGCTGAAGCCGGAGAGTTTCTACAACAAGGCTCACAGCGCCATCTTCGAGGCCGTGCGTGACCTCCTGAAGAGCAATCAGCCGGTAGACCTGCTGACCGTATCCGATGAGCTGGGGCGCCGCGGCGTACTGGAACAGACCGGCGGCTTTGCTTACCTGGCTGAAATCAGCAAGGGCGTCCCGTCAGTAGCGAACATCGTTCACTACGCGGCGGCAGTTCGTGACTGTGCAATGGAGCGCTATGCAATCAGCAAACTGGCTGAAGCAACTGAGATGCTCTACACGCGCAGCACCATGAACGCGGTTGAGAAGCTGGAAGCCGTCAGCACCCTGACCAGCCAGATTAGCGACTATGCCAAGACGGGCAACCGCCGCGGCGCCAGAGCGCTGATTGATGTGATGGATGACTGGCTGCGAGAGGTTGAAGGTCGTTTTGATAACACCGGCGCACATCGTGGGCTGTCTACCGGAATCCCTTCGCTGGACGCCATGCTTGAGCCCAAAGGTCTGGTCAAAGGCTCGCTGTTCGTCATCGGCGCCCGTCCGAAGATGGGTAAAACCACGCTTTACAGCCAGATGGCAATTAACACAGCAATGCGTGAGAAGCTGCCGGCCGTTCTTTTCTCTCTGGAAATGCCCGATAAACAAATCTTCGAGCGCATGGTAGGTCAGGCTTCTGGCGTGAATACGGATATTTTCTACCGCGGCAGCGATAACGATACTGACTTCGCACTGGCTAACGGCCACGCAATGGAGCTGGTTCAGTCTGGCAATCTGTTTATCGACGATACGCCCGGCATCACGCTGGCGCACATCGTTGCAGAGTCCCGCCGCATTAAGCGTGAGAAGGGCGCCGTCGGCATGGTGATGGTTGACTACCTGACACTGATGACTGGCGAAAAAGCCGATCGCAATGACCTGTCATTCGGCTTAATCACGAAAGGGCTGAAGAACCTGGCTAAAGAGCTTGGTTGCGTTGTGGTGCTTCTGACGCAGCTTAACCGCGACCTTGAGAAGCGAACCAACAAGAGACCACTCCCAAGCGACTCACGCGACACCGGACAGATTGAGCAGGACTGCGACTACTGGCTGGGTATCTACCGCGAAGGCGCCTACGACGAGAACTATCCGCAGCATGAAACAGAGCTGCTGTTGCGACTTAACCGCCACGGCAAGACCGGCGTTGTGTACGCAGAGCAGAAGAACGGCGCCATCTACGACGCTGACCAGTTGGCATATCAGGCTAAGGCCGCAGAGCGCGAAGCCAAGCCGCAGAAGAGAGGCGGTTTCTGATGGACTACAGCAAGATGAGTGACAAAGAAATCAATATTGCAGTCTCAATAGCACTTGGCGCAAAAGAGGTTGCTCCTGATTTATATATGAGTGATGACCGTCGTTTTGACTTCGATTTACCAAAGAGAGGCAAGCCAGGTAAATTCTTCTTCGACCCCTGCAACTCATGGGCTGATGCCGGACCTATTATTCAGGAGTACGGTATTGAACTTGGGTATGACGGTGTTTCATGGGAGGCATCATGCAATCTTAGAGGGATAAAGCCGTATAGCGACTGGAAAAAATATCCAGAATCACCTTGCCGACTGGCAATGATCGTATTTTTGATGATGCACGACAAAGGGGAAGAGTGATGATTCACGAGCTGAAAATTTTACCGCAGCACTTCATTCCTGTGCTTGATGAGCTGAAAACCGCAGAGCTTCGGAAAAACGATCGGGGGTTCTCAATAGGCGACACGCTGCTGTTGATGGAATGGAACGGTGAATATACCGGCGATGCATGCGAGAGGGTCATTACGCACATTGCTGATGTAGGTGATTATCTGCCGGGATATGTGCTGCTGAGCATGAAGCCAGTGTCCGCAGGCAAGCATCAGGAAGGAGAGTGAGATGGCGTTCTTATACGGTTTTTTACTTGGCGGAATGTTCTATCTGAACTGGTATGCAGATACGCAGGATAAAAAAGGCGTGGTGTTTATCGTAACTGCGACCATTTCTATGATTTTCGGTGGACTGGCAGCGAGGGGTGCTTGATGACAAGCAACGATGAGCTGGAGCAGCGCCGCAACTGGAGAGCATTTCTATCCTGGTGGCGCGCCCCTGAGCAGCAGGAGCTGAGATATTCATGCGCTCAAGGGTGGGGCTGGAAGATTTGGCAGGCAGCGTTAAGCAGCAAACAGGAGCAGAGTGATGGATAGCCACCGACTTTACCGCTGCGACAGATGCCAGATACCTAAGCCAGCAGACAGATTTCGCGAAGGCCTGCCCTGGTGGCATAAGTGGTGCATTCGATGTGAAGCATCGCCAGTAGGTGAATTCCCGATCCCGGAAACAGATAAGCACCGGAGGAGCGATGGAGATACCGAAGGACGGCCTACGCCTCCATAAATCAAACTTCAGCGCCATCGGGCAACAGCTTCAACCCCTTCTCGAATCCGGCGAATGCTACAGACTCACGATTAAACCCTGGCGCGACAAGCGCAGCCTCTCCCAGAACGCCTTATCCCATATGTGGTACGCAGAAATCAGCGCCTTTCTCATCCGGCTCGGGAAGCCTTTTGCGTCTCCTGAATGGGTTAAAGACGCCATGAAACACACCTATCTCGGCTACGAAGAGCGGGAGATGGTTGACGTGGTAACGGGGGAGAAAACCACCATTCGTTCGCTACGGCACACCTCAGACCTTGATACCGGTGATATGCATTTCTACCTGACCCAAGTAGAAGGCTGGGCGCTGAATATCGGATGCAGCCTGACGGTTCCGGACGACAGCGAATACGCGAAGCTACGAGACAAGCAAAACCAATGACCATTTTCACCGACGTTAACGCAGCTATCGAAGAGGCTGTGTGGCTTGCTCACGTCTGTCAGAAACATCACTGCGTATATCAGCGCAGCGCGGCAGAGATGGAAGTGGGCCCATATGACCCGACACGTTACCCCATGTACACGACAACCCAGCAGGGGGTCGTAAACACTGAATACAGGAGTGCAGCATGAAATATACCAAGCATTCACCTCAGCAGTGCAGCCGCGTTAAGCAACTACGCGAGCAGGGGATCTCATATCGCATTATCAGTGAGCGCATGGGGTTCAGTGTAAGGATGGTGAGATACCTGGAGAGCAAAGCAAGATGAATGACAACGTAAACCATCCGTCTCATTATACAACCGGCGGCATCGAGTGTATCGACGCCATGAAGGCCAGTATGACCAGTGAAGCTTTTCTCGGATACCTGAAAGGCAACATCCAGAAGTATCTGTGGCGTTACGAAAAGAAGCTGGCGCCGGCTGAAGACTTGAAGAAAGCGAGATGGTATCTCGACAGACTGATAGCGGAGGTCGAGCTATGCGACAAAGAGTGAGCATCACACAAAAAGCGATAGATAACCTCAAGTTCCGCGTCACCCACCGTAAGCCCCGCAAGAAACCAACCCCAACCGCCAGCCAGATAGCCACGTTTGATTACGTAGGCGGCCTGCTGCGCGCGAAATGGGACCGGATGAGGACGACACGATGAGCGAACCAACAGAGCCTCTCTGCGCTGGCTGTGGAATACCGCTATCAGAGGACGAATGTCACGTATGCAGTGACTGCTGTGCTTTCTACACGATATTCAGAGACCCGAACGGATATATGGCAGGAGATGATGATGAGTAACTTGCGGAAAGAAGCTCGCGGAAGAGAGTGCCAGATACGGATTCCCGGTTATTGCAACCACAACCCTGAAACATCATGTCTTGCGCATCTTCGGCTGGCTGGCACATGTGGAACCGGCATTAAACCGCATGACCTACTTGGAGCGATTGCCTGCAACTGCTGTCACGATATTGTCGATGGTCGTGTAAAGACCAGCTACAGCCGTGAAGAGCTTTCCCTGATGCATGCTGAGGGTGTTTTAAGGACGCAGGTAATCTGGCTGAAGGAGGGGCTTGTAAAAACATGAACCAGTATCGGATATCGTTGCCCTGGCCGCCCGGAAATAACCACCTCTTCTCAGTATTCCGGGGGCGAAAGATAAAAAGCAAAAAGGGAAGGGAATACACCGCAGCAGTAACGCAGCAAATCACCGAAGCAAATCAGCAATACCAACTGGCCGGAAGGCTGAAAGTAAAAATCCTCGCATATCCACCTACACGCGCCCGGCGTGACCTCGACAACCTCTTTAAAGCACCTCTCGACTCGCTCACACATGCAGGCGTCATTGCTGACGACAGCCTCATTGATGACGTGCGCATGGTTCGCTGCGAAGTGGTGAAGGGCGGCAGGTTGGATATCGTGATCACTGAACTGGAGGCAGCATGACCGAATACCTCACCGACAAATGGCTGAAGTTGCGGCTCTATAAGCGCAATGGCGGCTTTGCAGTTGATTACCAGATACTCAGGAATATGGCGAAAATGATGGGGGCCAAGCATGCAATCTGAAGCACTGACCCAATTAGCACAGGTGATGCGAAAATCAGACCTGAAGAAGCGTTACCTCAAGCCAGTAAAGCTAATCACCCCTTTGCAATCCGCATGGGTTCGTTGCCTGCTTGATGTATGGGGAGAGAAGTATGGCGGCCACGTCGGGCCAGATGGCGGAAAGTCGAGCGTGATAGGGCGCCTGATGATACGCAAGGAATGGAACGACAGGGAATCAGAGCGGATTATGGATGTAGTAAACAATCTGCATAAGCAGGGATATCGCGGAGATGAGCTGTTCATCAAAGCGAAGCAGCTCATTAACCCGCAGCACTCAGTAAGCAATCTTCTCGACCGCGCCAACGAGCAGGAAGATGCTGACCTGGTTGAATCTGTCATCTGCAGTACGTTCGCACCTGATAACCCGATTCGTCATGTAGCCATTAAATACTACTGCGATCGCAAATGCGCGCAAGATATTGCGTATGAGCTTTCGCGGCTAACCGGCATACATGTTGAATCAAGCAGAAAGCGAATCAGATGGTGCCGGGAATTGCTTGAGGCATCCGTATATCACGCGATAATGCGCGAACTGAATGGGATAAATCACAAAATTGCAGCTTAAATGCAAAAACTTGCAAAAATAATTTGAAAACGAGACGAGGACCTGGTACATTTCTGGTATGCTCGTGACAGAAGTCGTTGAGCAACAGAATCTCAGCCCTGACCTAACCGTCGGGGCTTTTTGTTTCTGCACAACAGGTAAGCTGCCTGACGTGGGATCGCATTGCGATGTACTCGTGTTGTGAAAC